GGATCATCGAACGCCTTCTCGTTAAGCCCACAGAAGGCTCACTCACCGATGTCGTGATTACCGCCGATTGGCGATGCAACGGCACTCAGGATCAATACAGCGGCACTTGCTACGGCTCATGCTCGTTTGCACCTCCGAGTGGTTCGTTCACGCCTTACGAAGACCTGACGCAGGAACAAGTGCTGGACTGGTGCTACGAGAACGGCGTGGACAAGACCGCCATCGAAGCGAACGTGACGCTCCAGATCCAGAATCAGATCAACCCGCCCGTGGTGGTGTTGCCGCTGCCGTGGGTGCCGCCCATCGTCGAGCAGAAGGTGCCAGTTTTGGTTGCGGAGCCGGCCATCGTTGTTGAGACTCCCGCCGCATGATCAAGATCGAACTCACTCAGGAGCAAACCAATAGCCTCCTGCAACTCATCGACATTGCCATCAAGGCCGGTGGCTACCAGAACGCCAAGGTGGGCGTTCCTTTGGCCGACATCATCCTCGCAGCCGCACAGCCTAAATCCGAGTAATGGAACCAACGAACAGCAGCACTAGCCCCGGCCTAAGCCTAGCCGCAGCAGCAGGGGCTACTGCTGTTTCGTTTATCCCAGCCCTCACCGACTGGGTAAGGCTTATCACCGCGCTAATTGGCTTAGTTTGCGCCATCTACGGTGCCTACCGACTCTTCCGCTACAAATGAAAAACACGAAAACAACTCTCGCCGGTATCGGTGCCATCCTCGTCGCTGTTGGTGGGGCTCTTAAAGCCCTGTTCGACGGTGACCCCAGCACTAATCTGGACATCACCACGACTATTGCAGCGGTGACCGCTGGCATCGGTTTGATCTGGGCTAAGGATGCCAAGGAAGTCGAAGCTCCGAAGCCGTGAACTGGGTCTACCAGATCCTTAAGGCTCTGCTCGACTGGTTCCGTGAAACACCACCCACCGATGTGCAACACAGCAAAGCACCTGATGATCTCAAGGACGATCTGGCTGGCCGTGTTGCCGATCTTCCTGGGTTGCCAGATGACCAAGGTGGTCCTCGTTCCAAGCGGTGATCCGGTGATGTTGGCCAAGCCGGTGAAGGCCAGCGTCTACGGATTCGATTCAAACAAGAAGCTGGTGGGGCCGTCCACCGTCACTCTGCCGGCTGGTTGGTACGTTTTACCGAAGAACTGATATGGCAACACCACTTACAGGAAGTAGCGTCGCATCGACTTACACTGGCCTACTTAAGATCACCGACAATTCCACCGTAAACGCATCGCTCAAAGCCATCAGCGACGGCAGCGGCAATGACTCCGCACTCCAGATCTCTAACGCCGCAGTCAATACGACCGGAGACTTCAGCGTAGCCACTAACAAGCTCACAGTAGCCTCTGCAAGCGGCAACACGGCTGTTGCGGGCACTCTTAATGTGACCGGGGCTACCAGCCTCTCAAGCCTTGCTACGAGCGGTGCAGCGACCATAGGCGGTGCGCTCAATGTCACCGGAGCTACTACGCTCACCGGCAACCTCACGGTCCCAGGAAACCTTGCAGTCACTGGAACCTCCACTCTAACCGGTGCCACCGCCGTCACAGGAACCCTCGGGGTCGCTGGAGCAAGCACCTTGGCAAGCGTTGGAGTCACTGGAGCCGCTACTGTCGGTACCACGTTGGGAGTCACCGGAGCCACTACGTTGGCCAGTGTTGGAGTCACGGGTGCTGCCACGGTTGGAACGACCCTCGGGGTAACCGGCAATGCCACACTGGCGGCAAACCTGACTGTTAACGGGGACACTACACTTGGAAGCGCACCGGCAGATCTTGTATCCATTCTTTCAGATCAGATCACAATTCCAAATATTCTCACTGCTTCAATTGATCTTGCAGCCGATAAGGTGCTGATCACCGATGCAAACGATTCCAGCAAAGTTAAGGTTGTTACTGCGAGTTCGTTGGGGATAAGTGCTACAACCGCTCCGCAAGTAAAACAGACACTGTACCAAGACTCCACCGCTGGAGCGAGTCCGTTCGTTGCCACAAGTGCTGGATCAGGAACCGAGATCACGGTACTTACCACTTCAATCACTCCAAGGTCTATAGGTTCAACGGTGTTGGTTTCTATAGCCGTAAATTACTCAGGAACAAATATCAATTACGGAGCATTCAGGATAACTCGCAATGGAACAGAGATTGGATCAAATAACATTGGGTCCAGTTTGTACGGTATTGCTCCTTTTACAGGAATTGGTCCTTACAGTTCCGAATTCTTCAATAGCCAGTTCATTCAGATTCTTGATTCACCCGCATCCGCATCCGCTGTTACTTACAAGATTCACTTGTACGCAACTGGAGCTACGTTCCCGTCAATGTGGGTTAACAAGACGTACCAAGATGTTCTAAGTGGAACAAACTCATCTTCCGCAGCCCGAGTCAGTTCCTCAATGATCTTGCAAGAATACTTCGCATGAAACCATCAGAAGCGGCTCAGGCGGCTTGCGATAAGCTGTCGTTCACAGACTCGGCCACCATCGCGTTGGCCAAGAAGTTCTGTATCCGCCGCTACTCGATGATCTGGGATTCGTGCCTGTGGAACGATACCCTCGGCGTGATCTCACATCCAGTCACCGCTGGAGATGAACTTGTCACGCTCTCGGACTACGTCACTTCCGCCTACGCTTCAGGTACCGGTTACAATACCTTCCTCGATTTCCCCGTAGCCATCCGCTTCACCGTCACCGGAGATACCGATGGTATTGAGATCCCCGCCGCGGAATGGGTCTCATTCTTCCAGCTCGATCCCAACACCTGGAACAACGTCGATAGCCGCAAGTCCACTCCTGGCAACTTCGTTAACTGGACTCGGCTCATTGGTGGAGCCTACGGAGAAGCCGGTGTTCCGCGCCTCAAGCTCGTTCCTACGCCCAATGCAGATGGCACCCTGTTCATCCTCGGTAAGAAACAGTCCCAGATGCGGCAGTTCGGTGAGGCTGTCACCATCTCCAACGATACCAACTTCGAGCTACGAGGCGTAGAGAACGCACTGATGGCCTACACTGAAGGCGATCTCCTCGAATACTCCCGTCAGTACGGCAAAGCCCAAGCCAAGTTCCAAGAGGGAGCCGCTCAAGTCTCCGTCATGAAGGACATGGAACGAGGCCAACAACAGCAGATTAGCCGCATCATTCCTGATAGCTTGTACGATTACACATTCCAAGACATCCTGTAGTCCGCCATGCCATTCCAATCCTCAGATGCTCTCGATGACCAGATGCTTCTGGATGGAAGCACTGGGTTTTCGACCGGCGTAATCTCAGCCACTCGTCCTGATGGCATCCCTGCGACCAGCATGGAATCGGCCATCAACATGGACTATGACGATTTCGGGAACATCGTCACCCGTCTCGGAACCGTTTCACTGGCAGGCAACAGCATCACGGCCAATTGGGAAGACATCATCACGAATTGGGAGTCAACGACTTCCAACTACGGAAGCAATCTCCCAATCAATGCCACGGTATTGTCCGGTTTCTACTTCGATACAGCCGCATCTGAACGCCTCGTCATCGCTGTTAATGACCTTAGCACCTCCACCAAGAGCCTTTACTACGGGTCACCCGGCGTTTCCTACAACCTGATTTCAGGATCAACGCTCAACGCTTCCGCTTCCTACGTCTATTTTGCTCAATTAAATGACAAATTGTTTTATTCGGACGGTTTAGGAACGCTTAAATACGTCTCCAGCGCGAACCTCGACAGCTCCACCACAGCCGGCAAGATCAGCCGCATCGACGTCATCAATCAGGGGTCGAACCTGTCATCAGTTCCCACGGTAACCATTGCCGCTCCTCCTAGCGGTGTAACGGCCACTGCAACCGCTGTTGTCGCCAACGATGGCAACCTTGTTTTCGTAACGATTACCAATCCCGGCAGTGGCTACACGACCGCTCCCTCCGTAAGCATTAGTGGCGGTGGTGGTTCCCACGCAGTAGCCTTTGTATCGCTCACGCCTCCTGCCAAGCCGATCTTTCTAACCACCCACACCAATCGGTTGTGGGCTGTTTCCGCGGATACCTCGATCCAGCCCGATACCCTCTACTTCTCGGATATCCTCGATGGCGAATCCTGGGATCCTCTCGGCTCCATCCGAATCGGTGGCGATGGAGATCCCATCAAGGGACTCTACTCTTGGTTCGGCTATCAACTCATCGTGTTCAAGGAACGCTCTATTTGGAGCGTAAATGCCGATCCTACGCAGGATGCTGCCGATTGGCCCATATCACTCATCAGCGGTAATATCGGCTGCTCATCGCACCGCTCAATCGCCGCGGTTGGTCCCGATGTATTCTTCTTCTCCCGCGACGGCATCCGCTCCCTCCAGCAAATCCAAGCCGGTACCCAGACCAGCGTAGGTCTCGCGCTCTCCAGCCCGATCAATGACCTCATCAGCAGGATCAACAAGACTAAGCTCGATCTCTGCGACGGTGTATTCTGGAACAACCGCTATCTATTGGCCGTTCCGTTCGTCACCGAGGAGCCAGCGATCGTTGGACTCGAAAGCGAGTACGCGCTACTGACCGAGAACAGCGTCGAGATTGCGCTCGAAGGCGCACTCAACGAGAACAACGCGGTCATCGTCTACCATTCACTGGCCCGCTCGTGGCTTGGATACTGGGACAACTGGATCGTCAACGACTTCATCCCAACCTCGTTTGGTACATTTGGACCCGTCCTCATGTTTGCCGGCGACATCGTCTCGGTGTCAGCGGGAGCAGGCCAGGTCTGGTCCTTCAACGATTACCTCCCGAACACCCGGCTTGATCCCGTCTCAAGCTCCGCATACACCGATGGCGGTGCGGATTATCAATCCACGGTGATCACCAAGGCTTACAACCTCAGCGAACCTATCCCCGACAAGATCGGGTACAGCGTTCAGTTCGCCTTCGATAATCCGTACACCACCGCAACCACGACCGCCGCAGTGTCGTTGGCCAAGGATATGTCGGACACGTTCGTAACTCTCGACTCCGCGCTGGCGATCACCTCAAGCCAGAAGTTCCTGAAGGCTTACAACCTCATCAGCCAAGGTCGCTGGAATACTTTGCAATTCAAGGTAACCGCAGACGCTGGTCGCTTGTCTCTGCAATCCACCATTCTCTCTGGCTTCGTAGACTCGGTGCGCCCTCAACAATGAACGCATTCCCAAGAGTACGACTGATACAAACGCTTGAGCAGGAAACCGAAGCTCTTCAAGCTGCACGGGCAAACAACGACTCGATCATTCATCCAACCCATGTGGTTGAAAGAAACGGCGAGATCATTGGCGCGTCATCTTTTGGAAGAATTCCAGTCTTGTTGCTTTGGAATCACACCGAAAAGGTTTCTGCCAGAGATAGCATGCACCTCAAACGAGTTTATGACTCTATAATGGAGACAAAAGGGTTTCCTAAGTATTTCATAGCTTGTAATGAGAATAGTCCATACAACTCATATATGAAGAGATTTGGCTATAAACCTATTTGGAAAACCGAGATTTTTGAAGGAGGAGTATGAATATAGATTTTAACACATCAAGGGTTCTAGCTCACAGCGTAATGCTGTTTGCTAAAGATGATTGGGCTAAAGATTACTCCTGCATTCCTTGGGGTCATCCGCAGATGTGCGGACCGAGTTACAAGCCACCGGACCTTGCTGCCTCCACTGCCGAAGCGATAAAAGCTCAGGCCGAGCAGTATCCTTTCATTCGTGCATTAGAACAGGCCGCTAGATCTGGCACTGAAATTAAATACGGTCCAGAAGGTAGCAAAAGAACATACGATTTTACGGGCATTGGTGATGTTGATATTACCAAGCAAACAGCTCTTGCTTTATCCAAGCTCGCAGATCCTTTAGCCAAGGAACAGCTTAAGGTATCTCAAGATTATGGAACTCAGTTTGCTCAACAAAGGCAAAACGAACTGCGGGCACTTGATCCTCAGCGTTACGGTCTTTACGAACAGTTCCTCAGCGATGTTAAGGGAGATGCCGCTGCCCCTGATACGCGGATAGATTCCCCCACCTACGAGAGGGTTGGAATGCCCGGTGCCCAACAAGATACCGGTGCCTCTCAATTGATCCGTAGCGAGCTTGAGCGTCAGATTCAGCAGGGTCTTTCTCAGGTTGGTACCTTAGATCCAAGCATGGAGCGACGGGTTCAGCAGGCCGCTCGCGCTCGTGGAAGTGCCACTGGAAACCTACTTGGAAATCCTTCGGCTCTTCGTGAGTCGCTCGCATTGCAAGATGCTCTTGGTAACGCCAACGCGCAACGCTGGCAGTCCGCTATGGGATTGCTTCAGAGCGGTCAGAGTACAAGCGATACCGCCAATCGGAACGCTCAGGAAGCCTTCCAGAACATCCTTGCGGCCACCGGTCAGCGAAACACCGCGGCGCAACAGAGCTTTGCCAGCCAGATGGGTTCTCAACAGCAGATGCAGGCTGGGCGTCAGCAGAACATTGCCAACGTCCAATCCGCTCTTGGACTCCAGCCGGTTTCATCTCAAGCTGCACAGCTAGGTGCGCTTCAACAGGGTGCTTCTCCGTTTACAACTCCTCAGCTAATTCAGGGTGCCCAGATGTCTAGCCCTGGAGACTTGATGAAGATGGGCAGCAATTTTGCGCTGACCAACGCTCAGAACCAATACCAGTCTGATCAAGCCAACTCCTTCATGAATCAGTTCCAAGGTTATGCCAGAGGAATTGGTAACCTTGGTTCATCCTACGCGGGCTTCGGGCTTGGCGGTTGCTACGTCGCTCGCGAGTGCATTCCCGATCAATGGGAAGCGTTCTACTTCTGGAAGGAACTCGTTGGACCGAAGTGGTTCAAGAGCTTCTACGACAGCAATGCCGAGAAGTTTGCGAAGTGGCTCAAGGACAAGCCGAAGGTCAAGAAGCTTGTGGCCAACTGGATGGTAGCTCGGATCAACAGCATAATCCCAAAAAACTGATATATGGCTGATGCAATCGACAATCTGGTTCAAGACATCAATCAGAACAATACTCCTGTAGATGAGTTCCCGGGATATCCCGGTTACCAACTCGGACAAGAGGTTCCTGGAATGGCGGGCGTTAGGATTGGCGATCTGTTTTACGGTTTAGATCCGTATGGCCAAGAAGCTCCATACAACTGGAGGACTGGGGGTTTTGAATTTCAAGCTGCTCCTCAAGATTTAAGCAACCCATCAACCTTAGCGACTGGTGGAGAGATCGATTACAACATTCCAGATGATCCCACTATACGAACCAACATTGGGAATACGGATGAGAAGGATGCGTTTGTAAGAACAGGAATTGGGACCACGTTGGATCCGAAGACTGAAGACTTCTATGGAGTTAAAGGTCTTGTTTCACCTGGGGATCTTGGTGGCACAATCGGAGTGGTTGACGCAAACCCTTCTGACTTTGCTGGCCAAACACCTTCGTCGCTTCCTGAAGAATTTATTACTCGCGGAGAAACAGTTAAAATCCCGGGAAGAGGGCTTCCTGATTATATACCCATTGGACAAATGGAGAATGGGGATGTTCTCTATGCAGATAGGAACAATCTTAGGGATACGATCATACGCCCAAGTGCATATTCAATATCTCAAGAGGATGTGGATAAAGGAATCGTACCTCAAAAGTTTAATTTCGGAACCAATACTGAGCTTGCTCCTTCTCAGAAAACACCAACCTCTGTAGGTGCGGTTGAACCGACAACTGCTAGCGTGGGTGGGTTTGATAACACTGGAGGGAATGTAACGGTTGGTCCTGGTGGTGCTAAGGATATAACTCCTGATTGGAAAGAAGAGGCTAAACAAAATCAAAAGCCGGGTGATGAGTTTGCGGATTCGCCTTACAAAATATTTGATCCAACAGGCAAAAATGACAAGTTAGCCCCTTACACCAGTCCAAGCGGAGAGGTGTTTCCTACTGATCAAAATGGCTATAAATGGAATTATCAAACACAACAATTTGATTGTGTAGGAGGCAAGTGTTCAGAAAAGGAACCAGTCAAAGACACCGAAACCCCTCCTGGAAAAGATACTGGAACCCCTGCTGCTCCTCCTTCGGGCGGAGGGCAACCTAGTGGCGGTGGTCAGCCCGGTGGTGGTCAACCCCCTACAGGACCAACGCGCCCATATACCGGAACCCCCTACGTCCCAACTGGAATTACCCCGCTCGTAAGGCGCGAAACCGTCATCCCCACCAAGGGAACCAAGGAAGTCCCGCTTCCCGATCGTCAGGCTGATCCTTTCGCCAAGCTCTACGCTGACTTGCTGGCCAACGCACAACAACAGAAGGACCAGTACAGGTACATCAACTACGATCCCGATCAGATCATGAATGCCGCCATGAGCGGGTTCAGGAGACGGGGTGCTATGCGTTCGTTGCAGGGTTACTAAATAATATCTTATGGCTACCAGAGAAGAAACCGACAAGATTCGAGAATTGCTCCGACAGCAGTCCGAGCAGCGCATCAACCCCTTCATGAAGGGTCTCTCCATGCTTACCGGTGGCATTGCCGGCGAGTTCACGGGTACCAACGAGGATATCCGCAATCGGAACTATGCGAAGCGGGCGTTGATGCAGGAGAATTTAAATGCTTTAGAAGAAGAGCGAGTGCTTTCAAGAACAGAAGCTGCAAGAGTTCAAGCACTTAAAGATCGTATTGCCGAAAACGCAGCCCAAGCCGAAGCGCGTCTTATTGAGGAAACCCGCAAAGCGCGAGGAACTGAGATGGCTCTCAAGGGCGAAGACATGGTTGGCCCACTTGATCCAGCAACAATGGCTGGAATGGCTGCTACAAAGGCGGCTCAAGCAAGAGTTAATGCTGAACGCATGAACGCTCTTAAAGGAAAAGAAACAGAGATGCGCGGTTATCTGGCTGGTCGAGGGGTTAAACTTGGGGATCCAGATGTTGAGACAACTGAGTTTATATATTCCCAAGAGAAATCAAAAGAAGCTCTTAAGAAAGAGCAGGATACAAAAATGCAACTTATGACTCCAAGCGGGTCTGTTGTATATGGAAGTTACGATCAACTGGCTGAAAAATATCCTTCTTTGATTCAAAACATAACTGTTTCAAAACCAAAAGAACAAAAGCCTTTGGATGCTAGTTTTTCAGAATCAGGAGGTGATTATCAATTTAGGTTTGGACCAGGAGTTACGCCTGCTGAAGCCGCTAAATATAAAAATGATGTTTATAAAGAATTCGGTGTCCAACCCGATTCTGATCTTAGCGGAAAAGGCGGCACTTCAACCGCAAAACCTCTTCCTAAAGGCCCTGCTGCAACCCCTGAAGAACCAATGGTAGGAAGAGGAAGTGGAAAATCCAGAGCAGGAGCTGCTGCTGTGATTGCAAACGAGGTTGCTGCTCAACCCGATATGTACGGACCACCAACTCCTGGTGAACAGTTCCGTCAAACCGGAAGGCGTCTCGGGGCATTGGAAAGTAGAGGCGGAGCTTCTACTTATGGTGCCCAAGAAACGCTCACAAATCCGTTTTATGAAGCGGTGGCGTCAGAACTTGGAACCCAGCCTGAACGAGTTGGTGGCGAAAGCATTATTGTAAAATCAGCAAAAGCCGCTATTGCCAGCCAATTCCCAACTGAACAGTGGAACAATCTTCCTCAAGAGAGGAAAAATAAAATCTACATTGATGCACTGAATAAGTCAGCCATGCAGATGGCCAACCCTTCTGGTGCTAAATCTCCGTTTGCTGTTGGGTACGCTGAATCTCCGTTCGCTCCTTATTCCGTTAAAAGGGATTAAGACGTAATACTATGACAAAAAATCAGCGTGATTGGTTGATCAAAAACAACCTTGATCCAGAGATCTATGACATAGATGCGGAGGGGAACGTCTCTGAAAACCCAATCATGGGTAAGCTCGAAGCTGGAGCCAGATCGGCTGCTGTCAGCGTTGCTCCTTCTCTTACAGCTATTCCCGCTTCGATGGCGGGTCTTGAGGGTGGAGCATTGATTGGCGCACCGTTTGGTCCTCTTGGAATACTTGTAGGTGGTGCTGTAGGAGCGTTGGGTGCCGGTGGTGCGGCTGCTTACGGTACCAGTAAAGCTCAGGAAGCACTGCTTGAGAGGTACTCGCCAGAGACGCTTCAGAAACTGTCTCAAGCTCAGGAAGAGCAGCCTGTATCTTCTTACGTTGGCGGATTCCTTCCCACCGCGCTAACCGCTCGTCCATCGCTGAAGGGACTTAGCGAACTTGGTAGGCCACTGACTCGTCAGACTACGCTTCGTGAGGCTCTCACCAAGCCGGCGTTTGTTGAGCCTGCTATGAACGTAACGGCCAACGTAGCACAAGCTACTGGCCAACAAGTGGCTGATTTAGCTCAGGGAGGTGAGTTCTCTGGTGGCCGGCTCGCAGCGGACGTTGCACTTGGCACCCTCTTCAATCGTCCAACCAGGTTGGGACGTAAGCTTGGTATGTCGGAAGGACCGCAAGACGCTCCGCTTCAGAAACTGGATCTTGAACGTGCAAGGTTTATGGCGGAAACGCCGGAAGAGTTTACCACGCCTCGTGAAGAACGGCTTGGAATCGGACGCGAGAAGGTTGCTCCTGAACAGTTCTTTGGAACTGAGATGGATCAGCGCAATCGTCCCATCAGCGAAGAGAAAGCGGCCAAGCAGTACGAAAACTGGTGGAAATCCGAAGCAGAACCAACCGTTGACCTGATCAAAAAAGCGGCTGAAAGCGTTAAGCTTAAGATCCCTCGTGATCGCCTCAATGAGTTGGCCAACGATCCGGATGTTGCTCGTGTCATTAACGATCCAACAACGCTTCCTGAGTTTATTTCAAAGCAGTATCAGGAAGGGCTTCAAGATGCTTACGACAATATTTTAAGCATAAACAAGATATCCGAGCGCATGGTATCTGGTCTTGGGCAAGAACAGATTGCTGAAGTAAAACGAGCGCAAGCAAGACAGCGTGAAGCTCAACGCCTTGGAATCAAAGACATACCCCCTGAGACCCCTGAAATGCAGGCAAAAATGCGTGAGTATGAACTCCGCCAAACGCCTGAATACTTAGCTCAAGCAATCGGAGCTTCTCGCGAAAGATCCGCTGCATTTACTCCAGAAGGTGGAGTTCGAGTGGCTCCTGAAAAATGGCAGACTGCTCTTACTGAGGAGCAAAAACTTACATCTGCTCTTGGTGCAGAAGTCTATCTTCGAGAGACCAAGCAAGATGGAAGTGAAAAAGCCATCAAAGCTGCTCAAGATATTTATGACAGCTTCTACTCACGTTTCCAACGCGAAGGCGAAGGCGCAAAGATCACTCAGCCCGACATAGATGCAGCCGCCAAGATCGCAGCTCGCCGCAATCTAACCATCGAGCTTGATCGTCCGTTCATTGGATCAACCGAGATCCGAGGTATGTACCTGTCTGATCCTAAGACTGGTAACCGCATCGTCCGCGTCAACCCGTTGATGGCCACTCGTGATACCGCCATACATGAGATCGGTCATGATGTGTTCCAAGGGGTCACAAATCCTTCCATGCGGAAGTCACTGCTTGAGTCCGCTCAAGACAGTCCCGCGTACAAGAGCGAGCTTTTGGCCCGCAATGCTGAGGTTCAGGAAGGAAAGCTCACGCCTAAGCAAGCCCAAGAACTCGCGCTTGAAGAAGGTCTCATCCAATCGTTCGGAGAGCAGATCCCCAACATCCAGCGTAGTGAGATCCGGTCTTGGTTCAACGCCTTCAAGGCTTCCACCAAGCAACTCTTCACTGGAAAGGTTTCGCCCGAAGACGCCATCGCGTGGATGCACTACGCAACCACCGAGTCAGTTCCTTGGAAGGGAGTGACTGCTCCGAAAGCTGGTGAGCAGCGGACGCAGAGGGATGAAGAACTTCAAACAATTTCAGAGCGTCGATCTGCCGCATATGAAAAGTTCAAACAGTCCACTCCAGGCTCACAAGCCGAGATGATGGAAAGTGGTAGAATATTTTCTCCCAATGTAAGGACACAACTTGAAGCTCTTCAATCTGGAGGAAGACTCGACAGAGAGGCGTTACAAGCTGCAATCAATCGAGATATTCCGGTTAGAAAAGTTCCTGAATTTTCATCAAAATCTCTTCCAGACTTTAATACAATTAGAGGATCGTTAAGCGATCCAAGGAAAAAAGCTAATGTTGGGAAGCTAAACGAAATACCCGCTGGATCTGAAATGACACTCAGGCAGGACGTTCCTGCAATGACTGATTTTGGTGTTGGCGTTGTTACTGGAACCAGCGGAGATATAACAACATACGAGCCGTTTATTCGTGTTAGGAACATCAAAATGGTTCCCACGAAAGGAATGGAAAACCAATCGCTCAAGATAGGTGCTGGTGCTGCAAAGAATCCTGCGATTGTCGCAAAAGGAACAAAGCATGAATCTCAATCAATCCCAAGCGACATAAACACTTGGACACAAGTTGGGTTCAATCCTGACAGGCATTCATACTTTTACGACAGGGCTGACGGTGTAACTCCAGTTGTAGGAGGGGATGAAGCTGTTCAGATCGGAAATACAGTTTTTGTTAAAAACCCACAAACCGGAGATCCAACCAGTTTCCGTTTCCAACGGCCCGAGGAAAAGACGCGCAAGTTCGCAGGGCGTGTTGCCGAGGCTGAGTCAGTTCCTGAAGAGGTGCGCCAGACAGTGCGCCAATCTCCTGAATCGCAATACGAGCAGCAGAAGGTGAACGAGGTTGTTGATCGCGCATCTTCGATGACGATGACTCAGCTCGCTGCTGATATGGCAGACCCAGAGTCCAACACCAGAGTCGCTTCTGGAATGGAAACCTTCAGTCGCCAGATCAATTCAGGCGATATGGTTGGGGCCAGTAGCACCGCGTTGTCTCTGTCCAAAAGCGGAACCACTTGGGGTCAGCTCATCAATCAGTTCAAGCTCCTCAATTCCTCCACTCCAGAGGGATTGGTTCGGCTGGTTCAAGATTCGCTCGCAAATAAGAAACGACCGCCTCTTACCCAGCAACAGGCAGCTATCTTGATGGACGGTGCGAGCAGGCTAAAGTTGGCCGACAATGAAGTCTTGGCCGCAGGTCGCGTTGCCCGTGATGCGTTCGCTGCCAATGATGTCGCTGCAATAAACCAGAGCATCAAGCAACTGGACTTGGCCGATGCGAAACGATCCGAGATCGATGTCATCCTCAACGAGGCAATTTCCAAGATCAATCCAGCCGATGCCGCGGACCTGTTCATATCGATGGTCCAGGGTTCCGTAATGGGTCCAATATCCATCGTCCGCAACGTAGTGGGTAATGCCATCAATTACCCTTTGCGTGAGCTTGGAGATGCCGGTGCCGCACTCATTGATGCGACCTTCTCAAAGGACAAGAACAACTCCTACAACAGACGCGCTCGTACCATTGATCGAATCGATGCAATCGGAAGATCGCTGCCAACCGCTCTTAAGACCCTTCTAAAAGGATCCAATGCGATGCCGTATGAGTTGGGAACCAGCATTGGGAACCCGCTTAATTTCCAGCGGGCATGGCGGCGAATTGCCGAGGACTTTGCCAATGGCAAAATTGGTTCCGCGCTATCCCCTCGAAACCTGACCGAAGCAACTATCGGCATCCTGCCGGACATCATGCTTCGACTTACTCAGGCCACAGACATCCCATTCCGACAAGCTGAACGCGCCCGCATCATCAGCGAGATCGGTCGCACAAAGGGTTTATCTGAAGCCCAGATCCAGATCGCCGTGCGAGATCCAAAGCTTGCGTTCGTTACCGATGTGGAAGCCCAGCGCGGTCGCCGCGGATTCACCGAAGATGATCTGGCTACCATCGAAACCGAATCGGCTAGATCGGTGTTTCAACAAGATAACACGGCCACCAAAGCAGTCGCCGGCATCAATCGGTTCATCAAAAATGAAATTGGATCCTCAGCCTACATTCCCTATCGCCTCATCTCGCTGTTCCAAAAGACCCCCATCAATGTAGCCGCAGAGGCTCTCCAGTTCACTCCTGCCGGCGCATTGCAGGATTGGAGCAAAATGAGTCCTCGTGATCGCAACATTGCGGCATCTCGAATCGCTGTCGGAGCAATGGTTACAACGGCTTTTGGTTACCTTTACCACAAAGGGATCATCACCCCGAACCTTGATACCGCTGGTGAGACCAACAAGGCTCGTGAGTTGGCCAAAGCTGGTGGCGTGATGCCTCCAGGCACGATCAACCTGTCAGCGGTCAAACGGCTAGTTGGTGGGGGTAAAACAGAGTTTCAAGGGGGAGACACTGTTGTCGATCTCTCTTCGCTAGGAACCGCTGGCGCATTGGGAATCATGGCTGGAACAGCCCTTCGGCAATCGGAACGTGGACGCACCAACGAGGAGCTGATGACCACGGTTTTCAAAGGCGTTCCAACCTCTGGACTGAACTTCGTGATGGAGCAGCAGTTCCTCAAGGGAACCAGCGACTTCATCAAGCTGCTCTCCCAGGAATCCAGTAACTCAATGGATCGGTGGCTCAAGAATCTTGCAGTCACCGCTGCAACGCCCTTGGCTCCAGCCGTCCTCGGATCTGTCCGCCGCGCTGAACGCGACAAGCTGCCGGTAATCGGTGGCCAGAGCTTCATCAAGGATACCGTCGATGAACTCAATCAACGGTACGCCGCCCTTGGGTTGGCCATCCCTGGTGTAAAGGATCCGAACGCTATGCCGGTGCGCCGGGATTTGTGGGGTCAAGCCGTGGAGCAGACACCGAAGGGCAGCAACCCGTGGGTCTACCAGTTCTTCAATGCTTGGAAGGCCCGCGAGATCGATGCCGATCCGCTCAACACATCGATCTACACAATCTGGAGGCGGACCGCTGACAACAGCGCGATCCCTTCAGTTCCCAATCCAAGCCTGACTTGGAAGCAGAAGACCTACGAGCGGATGGCTCCCGAACAGTTCGATCGATACAGCGAATTGGTGGGGCAATACCGCAGATTGCGGGCAGAACAGGAGTTTATGCGTCCGCGCTTCCAGCAGGGCGGCGATGAGCGAAAACTCAAGCTCCTGCAACGCGCCTACGATGATGGCCTGCTCATAGCTAAGAAGCAGTTTGTTCGGGAACTCATTCAATCCGGCCAAACCCTCACGCCAGTCGCCGCTCGCCGCGGGTTCCAACAACCCTCCGAGTAAACTTTCCGAAAGAAAACTCTCGACAGTTTACAACACGCTGCTACTTTGGCTTGCGTGAGCGTACGACTTCTTACCGTCCAAGAGATTGCTTCGGCTCTCGGGACTCATCCCGAGACGGTGCGTCGGTGGATCCGGTCAGGAAAACTTACAGCCATGAAGGCGACGAAGCGCACCATCCGTGTCCGCTCAGACGTCATCGAGGAACTCCTCAGACAAAACCCACAATGAACAACTCAATCGCAACAACAACACCCTCGGATAACTCCGAGATGTACAGCAAAATACAGGATCCAATCTCAGCCATCGAGAAGATGGGCGAGTGGATCGCAGCCAGCGGAATGCTGGGATGCACCAAGGTCGAACAAGGTAAACTCATCGCGTGGCAATGCGCCGCCGAGAAGAAGACCCCGTTCGATTTCAAGAGAGAATACCACATCATCAACGGATCCTTGAGCATGCGCTCAGACGCAATGCTCGCCGGTTACCGTGCCCGCGGAGGTAAGATCCTCTGGAAGCAGTTCGACTCTCGCGCCGCCATCGCCCTCTGGACTTACGACGGCAACGCTTGCGAGATCTCCTTCACCACCGAGGACGCTAAGATGGCCGGCTTACTGCCCGCCAAGCCGGGGTCTGGATGGGCCAAGGATCCTTCCGCAATGCTCCGCGCTCGTTGCATATCAAAAGCGGTTCGCATGCTCGCCCCCGAGGTTGTGGCCGGCATCTACACACCGGAGGAGACCGAGGAGTTTACCCCCGCTCTCACCGAGGTATCGGTAGCTCCCACTAAGAGCTTCGACATCACCGCCAAACTCGAAGCCCTGTTCGAGGATCGCGAGCAAGAGGTTAACGCTCTCCTGCTCAAGGCCGGTCGCATTCAGGATGGTCAGACATTCCGCGATCTCCCCGATGCCGTCGCTTCCAAGTACATCGCCAAGCCGGATCTCATCCTGTCCAAGCTGGCCGTGATCGTCACCCCCGAGATCGCCACCACGGAGGTTTCCAATGGTTGATATCATGCACGACATGCCCGCCGCGGATTACCACGAGGCGAAGGCACTCTCGAAGTCTGGTCTCGACCAGTTCCGTAAGTCGCCCGCTCACTTCCGCGCTTGGCAGGATGGCAAGACCCGCAACGAATCAAGCCCCGCGCTGGAGTTCGGTACCGCCGCTCATTGCGCTGTCCTAGAGCCGGAACGCTTCATCCTGACCTACCGCCTCTTCACCGGAGATCGCCGCACCAAGCAAGGTAAGGAAGACCACCAGCTCATCATCGACAACGGATTCATTCCGCTGCCGCCAGATCAGTGGAACAACCTCACCGGACTCGCTGCTGCCGTACACGCTCATCCCGCTGCTGCTGGCCTACTGGATGGCATCAAGACCGAGGTATCGTACTTCGCCGAGTGGGGTGGAATTGAAGTCAAAGCCCGCATCGATGGTATCGGGAAGGACTTCATCATCGACCTCAAGACCACCCAAGATGCGTCGCCCTCGGCGTTCGCTAAGTCTTGCGCTCAGTTCCGCTACTTTGTCCAAGCCGCTTGGTACATGCGGATCACCGGCATCAATCGCTTCATCTTCATCGCAGCCGAGAAGGAAGCACCCTTCGGGGTCTGCTGCTATGAGCTTGATCAGCAGGCCATTGATCTCGGAGTCTCGATCATCGAGGAGCAACTCCGCACGTTCGTCGAATGCCAGGAACTAAACTCTTGGCCCTGTTACCCATCCACCACACAAACACTTTCGCTGCCCGCGTGGGCCGCTCGTCAGTCCGAATAAACAAACACAACAAACGCATACCAAAATGACATTCAAAGTTGATCGCGCATCCGCAGAAGTTAAGCCGTTCGCCGGCCCCGGCGAATACACCGTCACCGTCAATTCCTGCAAGGACGACGGACTCGACAAGAACGGCAACGCCGTCGCAACCCTCCGCTACAAGGGGCCATCCGGTGAGATCATCAGCGACCGGTTCGTTCTTAAAGACACCATGATGTGGCGGCTCCAGGCACTCATCAGTGCTACCGAAGCCAACATCGCAGATGGAGACGAGTTCGATTTTAGCGTCAGCGGGGCTTTCCTCCGGTTCCTTCAGGGATTCGTAGGTTTGTCCCTCGTGATCGTGATCGAGGAGGAACGGTACACCGACAAGTTCGGGGCGGAACAGACGGCCTTCCGAGTTCGTCGCATGAAGAAGGTGCCGGTGGATCTCGACGCCATCTGATATCAAAACGAAAGCCCCCGGGAGGTGCAGCTCCCGGGGGTAAACGAGTCCCAAACAAACATAGTCGCAACGAACGCTATGCAGACCAAAGATCATCCTATAATTGAAACGGCGCAAGCATTTCTGCTGCGTCCCTACCAGCAACGAGCAGTCGAGTGGGCCACATCTGGTGCTGATGGACTCATCATCGCGCCAGCCGGTAGCGGCAAGACCCTCATCGCTTCCTCCATCATCAAGCACTTTGCTCGATGGCCCGAGTGGACCTTTGGATGGCTGGCTCCTACCCGGGAGACCTGTCAGCAGGCGATCGCTTCGCTTGTCGCAGTAGGAGTCGATACTTCACGGGTCGAGGTTCGTTGCCCCCATGAATCCGTAGATTTCTCCCGTAAGAACCTCATCATCGTCGATGAGGCCAAGCATGCGCCGGCGACCACTTGGAACAAGATCATCCAATCGTGCAAAGGACTCCGCTTCGGATTTGACGCCACCCCCTGGTCCGATGATCCCGAGCGCAACGAGATCCTTCGTAAGATATTCCGCGATACCCAGTTCGAGATCCGCCGTGATGAACTGGCCGGTGTACTGGCTCATGCCACCGTGTACATGAGTACTGCTACTGACCTGCATCTCCAGCAGAAGATCGATGACCAAATCGAGAGGTTGTTTGCCGATCGCAAGAGGTACATGCAGGTCAGCCAGCCTATCCTTCGGGCCATGTGCGCTTGGGAAGCACTCACCGAGATCGGTATATGCGGGAACAAGACACGCAACGCTACTGCCATCATGTTGGCCAACTGCCACTCTACAACTGGACCCACCCTGGTGCTGGTTCCCCGGGTAAGTCTTGGCGAGTTCTACGTCAGCAAGATCGAAGGATCGATACTGGTTCACTCCAAGATGCCCAAGAAGGCTCGACGGGAAGCGATGAAGGAGTTCCTCAATGGTAACATCCCAACTATGATCGCCACATCGCTGGCCGATGAGGGGCTTGACCTTCCTAACGTCGAGACACTGATTATGGTATCTGGAGGGCGGAGCGCACAGAAAACCATCCAGCGGGCCAGCCGTGCGCTGCGGCGGGCACCAGGTAAGGACACTGCACTTATCCACGACTTCAAGGATACCTTCCATCCTCTGGCTCTGGCTCACTCCAAGAAACGGGTCAAATGCTACAAGGAACTCGGATGCTCGATCCCATGAGCACTGCACTGACTATCATGGGGATGGCGATACTGCTGCCATTCTGCGTGATCGCCGGTATCTATGTCGGCCACTCTCTCACTATTCGGTCACAACAAACTAATGAAAACAAACCAAACAATAGTCGCCTGTGATCCAGGCGTTAACGGTGGATTTGCAGTCCACACCAAGGACGGGATACTCCTGTTCGCAATGCCCGAGTCGCTGCCCGATATGGCGCAACTCCTCAGCGGATTCAAGGTGGCGGACTCCCACATGTGGATCGAGAAGGTACCCAAGTTCGTGTCAAAGCTTACGCCATCATCGAGCGTGGCAACCCTGCACGAGAACTACGGCATCATCCAAGGACTGGCCTACTCTCAGGGCTACGCGCTTCACCGCGTGGAACCCAAGGTGTGGCAGGATCCTCTTGGACTCGGTGGCAAACGATCATGCGCCAATTCCGCGGAGTGGAAGCGCAAGCTCAAGAGCAAGGCCCAGGAACTCTACCCTCACCTCGATGTGACGCTTCGCAACTGCGACGCCCTTTTGATTCTCCACTACGCACTCGGAGGTGGCCGATGAGCGACAAGATCAGGAACATCATCGATGGTGGCACCGGGGTGTACAGCATCTCTAAGAAAGAAGCTGGAGAAATCCACAAGGCGGCTAAGAAGGTTAAGAACCACGAGGTCAGTTACTGGACGAGGAATAGGAAGAAGAAGGAGGCGAAATGACCACACTACACGAAACTGAAGAAACAATCCGCCTCACATTGAAAGGGCTGCTGTCCATCTATCTGCCAGAAAAGACGATGAACGAGGTCTTCAACGCAATCGAACTATCATGCCGCCGCAACAACTGGGGCATCGCAATCGACGAGAACAATCGTCTGGACTTCGTTCCGATGGTGAAAGTGGAGGAGGCCAAATGACACGCGACGAAACAAGAAACGCCATCCGCGTCATGCAGGCGTTTGTGGATGGGAAAGAAGTGCAACACCTAGGAAAGAAGTGGAAACCAGATTGGTGCGATACACATGAACCGTTTTGGA